AATTAGCAACACAACTTGGTGGCGATAAAGTACCTGAAACAGAATGGCGTTCATTCCAAGATGAAGTGTATGGAAAGAATCCTCCTAAAAGCGGCGCTAAAGGTGGTGGTGTTCCAGAATGGGATAGCGTAGTTAAAACTGCAAAAGAAAATCCTAAAAAATATCCAGCTATTGTTTCTGCAATTGAAAATATTGAGAAAAAATATCCAAAACAAAGCGGCAAAGCTAATATTGGAATGTTGATGAGTCTTGCTGGAAACTTACTAGGAGGTATTGGTATTGCCAAAGCTCTTAAAGAGGGTGATACCGCTACAGCAGGACTAGGGGCTATTGATCAATTACTTGCTAATACTGCTATGCTTGCTGGTAAAAAAGGAGCCTTGGGCGCTGTTGGATCAGCAGCAGGGCGTTTGGCCCCATTTATGATCGGAATGACTCCTACTGCTGTGTCTTCCGGTACACTTAATAGTCCGGAAGCTCAAGCTTTATTTAGGAATGCTCGTCCTACTGGCGCTGTTCCTCCACCACGATAATTGGCATCTAGCATGACACCTCAAGAACGCGCCGTACTTGTATCAGAAATTACAGAAGCTTTAAATGCTAAAACTCCCGTATTATCTGATGAAGAACAACAATGGGTACGTATGGCAATTAAAAGAGAAGCTCAATCTATTGCATTTCGTACCGCTATTATTGAAAAATCTTTGTTAGGTGTTATTGCAATGTTTGGTGCTGGTTTTCTTTATGTGATGGCGGATTTCTTTAAAAATCACGGATTCAAGTGATTGATCCCTTTACCGCCCTAGCAGCAGTTAATACTGCCATTAAGCTAGTCAAGACCACTGTTAAAACAGTACAAAATCTTGAAAGCCTAGGGCCATGTCTTTCACAATTCTTTGGTGCAAAAGCTGAAGCAATTAAAATAGTTAAGCAGGGTGGATTTAAAGGCTCTGCAATGGGTCAGGCTTTAGAGCTTGAACTTGCCATTGAACAAGCAAGAGTTTTTGAAGAAGAAGTAAAAATGCTGTTCTTCCAGTCAAACAAGATGGATGTTTGGCAAAAGATTGTGGCTCGTACTGCTCAGATTACCAGTGACCAAATTCAAGCTGATAAGCGTGTACGTGAAGCCAAGAAGCGCCGTGAAGCTGAAATTGAAGAGTTATTCACGATCATACTAATACTGTCTGTGACTGCCGTAGTCCTTGGCACTGTTGGCTGGTTTGTATGGGAAGCCATGCGTCAGTGTAATGGCTCGTGTGGGTATAACCGTTAAGGAGCTAGTATGTTTCCCCTTGCAGCACTATTTGAAGTTGGCACTAAACTTATTGATAAACTAATTCCAGACCCGGAAGCTAAAGCCAAAGCACAGCTTAATTTAGCTCAAATGCAACATGATGGTGAGTTGGCTAAGATGGCTAATGAAACCAGACTGTATGAAGCAGAGCAGATTGCGATTACTTCACGCTGGGAAGCTGACATGGGTTCTGACTCGTGGCTGTCCAAGAACATCCGTCCTATGGCTTTGATTGCCATTTTCGTTGCTTACTTTCTTTTTACAATGATGAGTGCATTTGGTTATAACGCTCAAGAATCGTATGTAAACTTGTTGGGTCAATGGGGTCAGATTATATTTCTGGCTTACTTTGGTGGCCGTACTGTTGAAAAACTCGCTGACATGAGAGCTAAAAAATGAATATTAATTTTGAAAAATCATTGCAACTTATATTGAAGTCGGAGGGGGGATATGTCAATCATCCATCAGATCCGGGCGGAATTACCAACCTTGGCGTTACCAAACGAGTCTGGGAAGAGTGGGTAGGCCATGAGGTTACCGAACAGACCATGCGTGATCTGACACAAGCTATTGTTGGCCCCATGTACAAAGCCAAATATTGGGACAAAGTACGTGGCGATGATCTGCCATCAGGGGTTGATTACTGTGTCTTTGATGCTGCCATCAACAGTGGCCCCGGTAGAGCCATCAAATGGCTTCAGGCTTGCGTCAAAGTAGAAGTTGATGGAGTCATCGGGCAAAAGACTTTAAACGCTGTAACGGCCTTTAGTGATGAAGAGCTAATTTCTGATTACAACAAACGTAGGTTGTCGTTTTTGCTTGATCTAAGCACATGGGAAACGTTTGGTAAGGGTTGGACAAACAGAATCAGCCATGTTGGTGACTCTGCTGCCAAGATGGTTACTGCTTAAGAAAAACACCGCTGGGAAGTAATTCTCCCTTGCGGTCTTTGATTTCTGCATATGCTCCCTCAAGACATTTCACAAGGCTAATGTCTCGCAAAGCACAATAGTTGATCAAGCAAACCATGATGTCTCCTACGGCATCCTTGATTTCTGGCAGATCATTTTTCATCTCTGCATCAACCAGTTCACCAACTTCAGTGATGGCTTTCATCAGTTGAGCAGTTGACGTTGAATTAGGAATAATTCGTCTAGCCTCAGACCAACGAATAACTTCAATTTCTACTGATTCGTAGCTCATGTTTTACTTTCTAGTTCAATTAAAAGATCAATGTAATGTGCTGCTTTTTCTAAGTCAGCAATGCCATTCTTTTGTTTCCAACGAGAAACGTATTTAATGACGTTTCCTTCGAAGAATCCAATGTTGTTGGCATGAATATATTCAGCAGGTTGAATGGCTAGATTCTTGTAATGATCTCCACCAACCTGTATGTCTAATGCGGTCATGTCATTCCAATAAAAAATGGGGGTACTCGCTGCACTTTCTTTACAGCATCCGCTTTCCCCCCGAAACTTACTCTGCCAAGTTCTTCAAATCAGCAGGAATCAATTCATTAAGTTTAAGATAAAGATTGCAAATGGCTTGCGCCATGATTGCTTCATTCGTCTTTGCTTTGTGTTTTACCAAAGAAGCCTTTACATTTTTTGAACCAATTGGAATATTAAGAGCAATTGCTGCCCTAACAATATTCGGTGTTGTAACTTCAAAGCCCATTGCAGTTGTTGCTGTACCTGCAACTTGATCTTGAGTCAGTTCAACCAAAAGTGGTTGAGCATCATTTAACCAATTGGTCAGCTTAAACATCTCTGGAAATGTAAGAACATTTTTAGTAGACATTGAAAATCCTTTAGAAGGAGATGTAGCCATGATCAGAAATCCAGATCTTCAAGGATTTCTTTCTTTACCACTTTGGCTGGTGCAGAATTTTGTGCTTTCTTGATAATAGAAGCATTGAATTTGTCATTGCCCCATACGTGCTTCCACCAAGTACCATCATCCTTCTTACGTGCTGGATAACTGATGAATGGGCCTTTTGCACTGTCCTTGATAGAACATCCTTTGATAGACAAGAAGGCTTCTGCACCTTCCTCGCTATGCAAATTGATGTTGAATGATGGGTACTTACCTTCGTGGTGTTCAATACTGATAAACATGAATTAACTTTCTGTGGGTTTAATTTGAGCCTTTTTCAAAGCTCCTCGTGTACTGGCTGACATCTGTGATGCCAACCAAACTCTTTGATCAGCTTCTAGTGCTGCTGCATTGATCATTTCAAGGGCTTGGACTGCTTTGCCAACCTGAACCAGTTCTTCAGTAGAAGAGGCCATGTCTCGTAAATAGTCCTTGGTTTCATCAGGAAGGTCATCACCAATTCCACCACGGGGAGTGTGCTTCATGTGACCTGTTTCAGCGTAAGAACCAGTGTCTTTTTCGTTCTCAATCTTCTGCGGAAGGTCTTCACCAGCATAGATATAAATTCCAAGACCATGAAGGGCTAAAGCCTTTGTCATGCAACGCATGATGGCTGTATTGACGTTGAACGAGTCAATCATTTCTTTCTTTTCATTGCCCCATTTGTCTTTGAAAGAACGTCCCGCAATGGTGATTGGCTCATTCTTGTTGTTCATCACTGGCAACATACAAGTCATTGCTTTACCAAAGATAGTGACAGTCACCCAAACCATAGCCGTGCCGTTCACTTCCATGTAGCATTTGTCGCCAAACATCTGCACGTTAAACGTAGCAGTTTCATCTGCTTTAAGGGCTTCCTGCCATGCCCATGCCCATGACAAATAAGTTAGGTTTGCTTTCTTTTCTGTATGCTCATTGACGTTGAGCTTTAAGAGGTCTTCAATCATTTTTGATCCTTGTGGTTGTTCCATTCGTACTCTTCTTGAGCAATGCGCTGCTGAGTGTCATCGTCAAGATCTTTGAACTCTACAAAGTGATTCTCAGAACAGCATGACCGTTTGTCATTACGAACAGAAAAGCAATAGCAGCAGTACTCAACATTGGCTTGTTCAGCCTTAAAACCGTCCATAAAGTGGTTCATCATTTTTCCTTTGGAATGTAGAAAATGCTGGCTTTACCAACGGTAGGATGGTTGCTAAAGGCACGGACTGTTCCGGGTTTTTTGTACTTTTTGATGTGACCGCGTAGGGCTTGAGCAACCTTGTCCAACTCGTCCAATGGGACAACCAGACTTTCACCAAGGTTAAGCTTAGAAAGTACACCGTGATACTTGCCAATAGTCAGCCGCGTCTTGGGCATTTTTTGAGTGCTGACTACGATGGAGGCTGGGTCAAACTCATTCACTGAAATGCCAGTAAACGGGTTTTTACCCAAAAATGTGGTTTTAGCTTGCATACAATTAAATTCCAATACACCGCGAAACAGCGGCATGGAAGAACTATAGACGATCTTTTGCTAAAATTTTCTAGGTGTTTTCCCTAATGTTTTTTATGTTTTTGTTTGTTAGTCTTATGGCATGAACAACGAACTTATTGAACAAGAATTGGCCTACTTGCTAGTCGTACACGCTACGGAATTGCTAGAAAACTTGGTACAACATCCGGGTGACTTGGATGCTGCTATATGCGCTACGCTGGCTCGTGCAATGGAAGTTGCCAGCAACAAAAAACTGAAGCCTTTAGATGAAATCTTCCAAGCCAAGTCCCTTTGACATTAAACAACCTTCTGTTCTTTTCAGTAAGCATGAGCAAGCCACAATGAACAAATACGCTGTTGCCAAAAAGGATTTAAAACCATCCGTTTTTTCGATGTACCAAAAAGCAAAACGCTACAACCCAACTGAGGAATGATCATGGACTTTTCTACACTTTTCAATCTGTTCACCAAGTCTGGCATGGAACAAGATCCTGTAACGCATCAGTTTACAGGTGGCATTGCTGAAATGGCTCGTTTTGCTCACAACCTTGAAGAACAACGTGAAGATGATGCGTTCTTTAACCGCAGCCGTGATGAGGACTTCTGATGAGCAAAGGCAGTACACCACGCCCTATTGCAGATCGTCAGTCGTTCACTGAACGTTGGGATGCAATTTTCAAAGAGAAGTGTCCTGAATGTCAGTCAACTGATTGGCACGTTAAGCATGGTTCTAGTGCTTGCGGTATGGAAGCTTATGCCAATGTCTGCAATGAATGCGGACATGAGTGGAACATAGGCTAGAATTTACGAAACCCGGCTATCCAAG